AAATGCTGATCTGTACGAGGGAATTCCCGTCCGGAATCAGCCTCCCGGAGAACAAGTTCGCCGTGCACCGGTACAAAGCCAAGTCCGGGCATACGAGCAGGAACGGGATCCTCCGGGTGTGCGCGTGGATGTACCTCTTCAAGAACTACGACGTGAAGGACTGGGTGGCGTTCTGCGAGGTCTTCGGGATGCCCTTAAGACTCGGCAAATACAGCGCGGCAGCGTCGGAGCAGGACAAAAAGGCACTCATGGAGGCAATCTACAGCCTCGGGAGCGACGCGGCGGGGATCGTGCCAGACACCACGGTCATCGAATTTATTGAGTCCCAGAAGACCACGAGCGTCGAGATCTACGAACAGCTCGCGCGCTACTGCGACGAGCAGGTCAGCAAGGCGGTGCTCGGGCAGACGCTGACATCGGACAGCGGAGGCGGGAGCTATGCACAGTCCAAGACACACAACGAGGTCCGGCACGACCTGACGGTCGCGGATGCGAAGGCGCTTGCGACCACGGTCCGGCGCGACATCATCCGCCCGCTGGTGGAGTACAACTTCGGAAAGGACGTGGACATACCGTTCTTCATGTTCGACTGCAGGGAGGCTGAGGACCAGAAGGAGACCGTCGACATCTACCGGACGCTCGTCTGCGACATGGGGCTCAAGATTCCGGAGAGCCACATCTACAAGAAATTTAACATTCCAAAGCCCGAGGAGGGCGAGGAAGTGCTGCACCCGAGGCTCGTCATGGAGACCAGACTTCCACAGGAAGGACCGGACGGCACGGAGGAGCAGAGCCTGAAGGACGATATAGGACAGGCGGAACAGGACCAGATCGACGCAATGGCAGCGGAAGCAGTGAAGCGGGCGGAGGACGCCTTCCATGAAATGATGAAGCCGATTCTCAGCAAAATTGACACAGCGGACGACCTGGAAACACTCCGTGAGACCTTAAAAGATGAAGACGAGATCAAAAAGCTCTATGAGCAGATGGACTCGCCGGAGCTGGAGGACATCCTGCACCAGGCAATCTACCTGTCGGAGCTGATCGGGAGGAGCCAGCAATGAAAGAAGCCTCCTACGGACCATCCAGCGACTTCGTCTTCCATGCCGCGGTGGAATTTTTAAAGAAAAAGGCACCACTGGAAGAGAAGGAATACAAGAGCCTGTCCGACGAGTGCAGGGCAAAGGCGTTCACGGTGTCCGGTTACACGGGGGTCGAAGTGCTCCAGAAGTTCCTTGATGAGCTGACGGATGCCTGCGAGAACGGCAGCACAAAAAAAGAGTTCACGGACAGCATGAACGACTTTCTGACGCGCAACGGCTTCGAGGGGCTCGACCCGTTCCATGCGGATGTGATCTTTCGGACGAACATGCAGACCGCCTACAACGCAGGGCATTACAAAAGCATGACGGATGAGACGACCAAAAAGCTCCGCCCCTACTGGAAATATGTCACGGCGGGCGACGGAAGCGTCAGGGAATCCCATGCGGCGATGGAAGGGCGGATATACGCGGCGGACGACCCGATATGGGACATCTGGTTCCCGCCCAACGGGTTCCGGTGCCGGTGCACGGTGGTCAGCCTGACGAAAAGACAGGCGGAAAGGGCAGGGGTACCCATCAGCAAGGGGGTACCATACAACGTGGATTATTCCACGGGGGAGATCCTCTACCAGTATCCGGACAAGGGTTTTTCCAACAACCCGGCGAAGGACGCGTGGAAGCCCGACCTGACCGGCGTGGACCCCGCCTTAAAGAAAGCGTTCCGTGCCCGGGAAAAGCAGAAATAGGCGCGGACGCACAGAACCGCCGAAAAACGATTTTTGAAGTGGAAAGGTAAATTTCCCCACTGACGGAATTTGAGGTGCGTTATAACGCGTTATAACGGCGTTAGAGGAGTATACGAAAGGAGTAGGTCGTATGAAAATGGTAGCATGTTCCGGTGAACCAGTCGGCATCGAGGGCGTACCGGAGGAGATTAAGATTCTCCCACTCGGGCATGTGCATTCCCAGAAGGGGGATTTTGAGGTCGACGATGAGAGCGTCAGCCTTATCCAAAAGCAATTCAAGCGGCGCAACCTGGACCTGGTAGTCGACTACGAGCACCAGACCCTTAAGGACATGCAGGCACCCGCAGGGGGATGGATCAGTGACATTTATAAGGGGGAGGATGCACTTGTCGCCCGTGTCAAGTGGACGGAAAAGGCAAAGGAGTACCTCCGCAACCGTGAATACCGCTACCTGTCCCCGGTCGTGATGGTAAGGAAGCGGGACAGGAAAGCAGCAGCCATCCATTCGGTGGCGCTGACGAACACACCAGCAATCGACGGGATGTTCGCGCTCGTGAACTCCGTTGATATAAATTTTGACGATGATGAGGAGGAATCAAAAATGGACCTGAAAAAACTTGCAGCACTTCTCGGGCTCCCGAAAACGGCGACCGAGGAGGAGGTCGAGCAGGCACTCGCGGCGGCGAAGACCGCGGCGGAAGCAGGCAAAAAGGATGCAGGAGGAAAGGAAGGCGGCACAGGGGAAGGCACGGCCGGGGAAACAGTACCGGTCGCGAACTCGGTCATCCTGTCACTGCTCGGGCTCCCGGAGGGAGCGAAGACAGAGGACGCGGCGACCGCCATCATGGAACTCAAGGCGGGGAACGGGAACGATGAGATCCGCGCCCTGCGGGAGGAGCTGCAGAGGCGCGGCGCGGAGGACATGGTACAGACGGCACTCAAGGCTGGCAAGATCACCGCGGCACAGAAGGACTGGGCAACGGAGTACGCCTTAAGTGACAAGGAAGGCTTCAAGGCGTTCGTGGACAAGGCACCGGTCGTCGTCCCGCTGGGCAAGATGGAGCTCAAGGATGCCCCGGAGAAAAAGGAACCGGATTATGACCTTGAGATCCTGAAGAACTGCGGCGTCACGAAGGAAGAAGTTGAGAAATACTACAGGAAGGAGGACTAACGATGGACAGAGTAGCGAACGAAAAACTTTCCGGGCTGAACATCATCATCCCGGTAGCAGCGAACACGGTCATCACCGAAGGGACCATGGTAGCCATCAACGCGGACGGATACGCGGTGAAGGCATCCAAAAAGACCGGTCAGACAGTAGCCGGATGCGCCACCCGGTTCGTGGACAACACATCCGGAGAAAACGGGGATGTCTCCGCACCGGTCAGACGGGGCGCGTTTGTATGGGAGAACGACGGCACCATTGAGGAGACGGACATTCTGAAGGATGCATATGTCTCCGACGGACAGACCGTCACGATCACGTCGGACGGTTCAAGCAGGGCGGGGAAGATCCTTGCCGTGGACACGGACGGCGTCACAGTAGAGATGTTATAGGAGGATAAGACCAATGATCATTAACCAGGCAAATTTAAAGGGGCTGAACGTCGGATACTCCGCAGCGTACAACAAGGCATTCGATGGATTCCAGCCACAGTATGAAAAAATTGCCACAACCGTGCAGAGCAGCACGGCAGAACAGAATTATAAGTGGCTCGGACAGATGCCACAGATGCGCGAGTGGATCGGCGAACGCGAGATCCAGAACCTGACAGCGTATGATTATTCCATCAAAAACAAGAAATTTGAAGTGACAATCAAAGTTCCGAAGGACGACATTGAAGATGACCAGTACGGCGTATACACCCCGCTGTTCTCGAACATGGGCGAGGCGGCCGCACGGCATCCGGATATCCTGTGCTTTGAGGCACTGAAGAACGGGTTCAAGGAAAAATGCTATGACGGCAAGACGTTCTTTGCTGAAAACCATCCGTCCGGAGAGGGCGGAAAGAAGAGCGCCGGGAACCTCAGCCATGAGAAGCTCAGCGCGGAGGCGTATGAGAAAGCAAGGACTTCCATCATGTGCCTGACCGGCGACAAAGGGAAGAGCCTGCACCTCGTACCGAACCTGCTGGTCGTGTCCCCGGCGAACGAGAAGGCGGCACGCCTGATCCTCAAAGCGGACCAGATCGACGGGACCACCAACGTCCTGAAGGATACGGCGGAGCTCCTCGTGACCACAGAACTTGCGGACGTTCCGAACGCATGGTTCCTGCTCTGCACGAACCGCTTCATCAAACCGATCATCTTCCAGAAGCGGAAGGAAATCAAGATGACCGCGCTCACAAAGGACGATGATACGAACGTATTCATGTACGACGAATTCACATGGGGCGCGGACGGACGTTCCAACGCCGGATATGGCTTCTGGCAGATGGCTTATGGTTCCGACGGAACTGCAGCCGCACAGGGCTGACAGGAGGTGTGATAAATGGCTTACTGTACCGCGGACGAAGTACTTGAGATGCTGAAGGCAGACATGGTCAACACGATCATCGGGGACGACTACATCGAGGATGAGGCAGAGCGGCTTTTGGCTGCCACGCCGCTGGCAGAGGAAGCAGTCGCGGATGCCTGCGCAGAGATCGACGGGTACCTTGGCAAGCGGTACGACGTGCCGTTTGCCCGAACCCCGGGCGTCATCCACAAATTTGCGAAGGACATCGCACTGTACAACCTCGTCTCCCGGCACGGGATTGATGAGGGCGAACGCGAGAAGACCTACCTGACGAGGTACAACGCGGCGGTCGCCTTCC